CATTCGGATTGAATAAAGTTTTGATTGGCGTAGTTCCAGATCAAGTTAATTTTTGTTTACGTCAATATGTGTTTGCCCACTCAGCAAAATTTGAAAAAGGGGTTATACCCCCATAGCCTACAGCCTCCCATCCCAGGATCTATAACAATCCACGCCTAAAGCCAATAGCCTTAGCTGGCAAGACTTCGGATTACTCTTATGAAGCCCTTAACGAAGTTCCACTTGGTAGGATTTTGGTTTGAGGCCTTGGGCTTTGGGCGTTAAAGGCGAAAAACCTTTGGCTGCCATAGCTGTTTATGGATACTAAATTCATATTGTTTAAACACAATAAGTAAGACTCATCAATACTTTCTGGGCTATCCATACATCGTTTGATTGTATGAATAACAGTACTCATTTGTTTACTAATTGTTGTATAGTTAGTAATCATTTGTTTACCAATGTAATAACATTGTTGATTACTCTAAGCCTATACTTGCTTATTAAAAACTCCACGATCTATCACGGATAGTAGCAGGTTTCTTTTTACCTATTGGGTATAAGTACTCACATATATACCTTATGCCATCTGAGAAATGTTCAACATTCCTAGTCTTATCAATGGTAGCATTATCCATCCCAGTAGATTGTCCTATCTTCCAGGTGGTCTGTTCCATTGAGGCAACAGTTCTAGTACAGTCCTTATTAAAGAACAGTCTACTAACACCATCAGCATCTTTTAGTAGACTATTAACACAGTTAACACTATCTACTATTGGTGGTTGCTTAGATCTCGCTAATACTCTGAACCCAGCATCTCTTAACAATGAGAAGTCTGTAGTTCCAGTAGCAGCAGATGTCTTCCTAGCATTACCTGAAGCATCAGGATATACTGTTATATCTCTATTTTTATACTTAGATTTGATCTTACGAATTAACTGATGAGTATCAGCAGATCCATATAACTCTTCTAAACAATGTAATTGGTCGCCTCTATGAGCGAATACAGATGATGCCATGATCTTTACGTTAAAGTCAATGGCGATATGTACAGGCTCTTGCTCACCTAGTGGTAGCAGATTATCTGATACATTCCATTCTCTTGAGAAGTTATAGAACACACTATCTCCTGAGTTATTAAATGTAGCACAATACTCTTGCTCATATGTCTTAATATCCAGTGTAGATCTAGCTAATTCTAATTCTTCCCTCATGTCTGGTCTTACTTTCTCGGCTGTAAATTGCCAAGACTTCCAAACACCTTTACTGTCTTCCTGTCCTTTATTATATAACTGATAGAAATCTCCCTGTACACCTTTTGGTGTTGAGATGATAACTACCTTAGCTTTACGATTAGGATCGGTTGCCATAGGTAATACTACCTCAGTAAATGCATTCTGTTTAATAAAGGCAAACTCATCAAGCACAATAAATGTAGGTGATGGTGAAATACCTCTTAAAGCATCTGGTCTATCAAATCCTTTTAAAGATAACTTAGATCCGTTAATAAATCTTAACTCTAGATCCATCTCTCTTGGTAAACCTTCTAAATGAGATGTATGAACAATACTTTTAAGTGTTGTCCACATAGATTCTCTAATCATAGAAACAGTAGGTCCTATTAATATAGCACGTTGATTTCTATGTTCTAAACAATGATTATAAGCCATAACACAGGCTAAGAAACTCTTACCTGTTCTTCTACCAGCAGCGACAATTTTAAATCTTGCTGGATGCTCAAATACTTCCTGTTGGAAAGGAAATAGGCTTAATTCGTAATTGTCATTCATCTTTACCTTTATTATTATAATTTATTTTAAATATTTTATGTATATATCGGTGAACAAATTGTTATGTCTCCACTGTCTTGTGTTTCAATTAATAGCTTTAATTCTGTCTGATAATCTATTGGCTCTTTCACCAACTTGATTAGCCCATTTAGAATCTAACATTTCAATAGAAGCGGTTGCCCATTCTTCATCATGTATTGCTCTTATAAATTTTTTAAATTGTGATAATCTAGGAGCACCCATGTTAAAGCACATATTAACAATTACTTGTTGTGCTTCTCCAGGCATTTCTTCTAAATTACCAAATACTTTTGTGGCCTCTTCGATATATGTAATAACATCTTTATCAAATACAGAATTAACTCTCTCTTCAGAAACAGGAGTACCAACAGGAACACCATATTCTTCATCAGTAGATTTAATTAAATGTCCAATACCAAAAGTTTTATAACCTAAGTGATCATCATAAACTTCGTATTTAACACCTTCATCTATTTTTAATTGTTCTCTTAATTTGTTAATATCCATTTTTTCCTTTATTTACCAACACAACCAAACCATTGTCCACTACCATTATTCATATAGTGTACATTTATTTCAGTTTTATATTCGGTTAACTTAAGTCTTAATAAATCACAAAGTTCATAAAAATCAATTCCAGATACTAAAGTTATACCTTCTAACATATTCTTAGTTACAGGAACTAAATTATATAAACCATCATTTAATATTATTATATCCATTATCCTCAAAGGTTAATTTAAATTTAGGCAGATCTCTCATATGGCTGGCTCTAACCCGAACATTTAACATGTCATTCACACACTTCGGGGAATCCATTCTGGATAATTGGAGCAGCAACTCAAAGAGTTTTGCAGTAGCTTTACTTTTAGAAGTAAAAACTACATCTTTATGATCTACCAGCTTATCTTTAATAGTATTACTACCAAAGTAAGATTCTAAAGCTTTCCCAGATTTCTGAGTGAACCCAATATAGAAACTACCGTCAGTATAGTGTGTAACGTAAACTTTATACACTTGTTCAGTGAGTTTCGATAACTTCTTTGTCATTGGTATCCTCGCTTGTAGAAATTTCGTGTTCAACCACATTAGCTTGTTTAATTTCAGGACTTGTTTTACTCACTATTGTAAGTACTGGCACGTTTGCTAATCCTGCATTGTGTAAGCTAACTGGTTGTTTACTATATCCATATTCCAGAAGTTTTTCTGCTATACGAACACGTAAATTTTGTGATTTGCTATCTTCTTTACCTTGAAGAGCCTTTAATTCTTTATTTAAAATATCAATAGGGTCAATTTTAAGCCTTTTCATCTTTGTAACTGATGATTCAATCCCATCATTAGGATCTTTAGGTTTTGGTTTTCTACCAGCACCTGGGCGGTAGCCTCCAGAAGGCATATTATTCTCCTATTGTTATTTTAAATACAGCATATTTTGCACTGTGGTCTGTAAGGGGACATTTCTGGAATAGGCGATAAAACACATAGAATTACCGCCCATTACAATATTATTTACAGATCTTTTTCTCTCATTCTCTTCTTTTTCCTAGAGTTTACTATATTAGCTTTACGAACTCTAATCTTCTTATCAGAAGGTTTTTCGTAACGCATTTTATCTCTAAGAGTTTTTCCTATCCCTAACTTAGACATTTTAGTCTTCATTTTCTTGATAGCTTTTTCAATGTTATTATCTTTTAGATAGATTGTGAAATTATTAGTCAATTAAATTACCTCCTTTCTAAAATATAAATTGAATAGTTAAGATTGATAATACACCTACAACAAACCATGTAGTTTCAGTTTTATTAGTATCAATAAAATCGAATACCCATTGTATTGCCTCTCCTATTTTTTCTAACGCTTTGTATATATACTTATCCATATTTATCTCCTTTTAAGCAAAGGCAAATTCAGAGTTTAATATCTCTGAACTATCCAGTTGACCTTGCGGTATTATTGGCACAAGATTGCCAGTTTCATTTAAAACATGCTGAAGTGGATTAGAGTCTATTATTAACTTAAACTTTTCTCTAATTACTTTTTGCATTCCCTTAACATTACAAGCATGAGATCCATATGAATCATGAGCAGTTACAATGTCAAAGTTACAAGCATCAATCACTATCATTAGATGTAGACTATCAAGATTATGAATTGTGTTTGGACTAACTGCAGATTTAGCTTTTGCTAAATTCAATATAGGTGTTTCAGATTTAATTCTAAAACCTACATTATCAACCCAACCATATTTCTTATCATTATCTTGAACATACAAACCATCTTTTAAAGTAACCTTAACTTGCTTATACTTGACATAGTTTTGTACAAATGGAAAATTACTTATTAAAGTATTATGAGAATATTGCTTACCTGTCTTTTGCATATACTCACCACAATTATCTTTAAACATTTTCATTGTATTACTCACTTCAGGAAACTCAGATTCAATTGTATTAAACACTGCACCACCTAATAATCTAGCAGCACTATGTTGTTTGTTACTAAGATAAACATTATCAATATCTTTAGTATCTTCAATTATCTGTTGTCCCATTCCTTGCTTGGTCGCAGAATAACCGTAAGTCATTACATTACGTTTAACAACCTTACGCCATTCTTTTATTGTGAACTTAGCTTTTGCCCAATAGATATTATCGGTTAATTTAAGTTCATCTTTATACTTACGTTGATACCACTTAATGACCTTTTTCTTATACTCAACTTTAGGATCATTATTTAACTCAGACATTCTGAATCTATTTCTTAAACGTTCTATTGTTTTAAAATATAGATCATAGTATTGCATAGCAAGTTCAGTAGCATCAGATGCATCATCTATTAGTTTATTCCTAACTCTTTCAGCTACATAAGTGTACATATCACCAGGTTTATTATCGGTTGTTGGTTTAACATTAACAAGATGAGCATTCTTATCATCTTTAGCTAAACTAAATAACCACTGCAAACCATTATTAGAACCGTCTCTGTAACAAATAGTATGACTAATAAAATCTTTAGTATCACCACCTGAAACAAAGTGCACATCTAACTCAGCTAACTCAATAACCGCAGATAAAAATTGAAATGGTTCTTCAGCTTTCATCCAGGCTCGATTGGCTTGAGGGTCTTTACCCATGCTAACAAATTCATAGTATTTATTTTCTACAAATTTAACTTTAGCTTTATGAGTTAACTTATCTTCACCAAACGTATTTGCCAAATGATGATAAAATTGATTTAAACCATCATCACCTAAAGGTTTACCTTCAGCAAACGTTAACATACCTTTTGCATTATCACTGTTAATCTCATTAAGATAAGCACTTAAAGGATATAACCTACCACGATTGTCAGCTTGGTATTGTTGATAGAATACTTTACCAACATAAGGTTCAGTAGCTTTCAATACTTGATAAGCTTCAGCCTTCTTAGCTTCTTTACGTTCCTTAGTAATTGTATCAACACTGTTATGTTCAAAACATTCCTGGTTAGTTTCTAAAGCCCATTTATAAGTTTCAAAAACTTTAGACTTAACAAAATAACCTATAGATTGCTTTTTATTTAAACACGAAAGAACAACGGGTGTGTTACTAGGATTGATTTTAGCTAATGTATCAACCTTAGCACCTTTAATTAACTTTAAAGACTCATTATTTCTAGCTAACACAGTTCCATATTCCCAATCACTAGCTTTAGTAAGTAATGGTTTATAAGGATCAGCAACTTCATTAAACTCTTTAACAAGTTTTCTAAGATCACCACGTTTATAACCAGCATATACTTTGTAAACAGTTTTAGCTTTGTTAAATGATTTAAAGTCATTAACAAGTTTTATTAAAACCATTCCTAATAAAGCATAAGCATTTAAAGTAAACACACCTAATCTTAATGAGTTTTCAGGTTTACTAGGCA